GGACCGACGAACGTGGTCTGCTGATCGCTGCCAAGCCCCGCAAGCTGATCGTCCCGCCGGCACTGCAATTCGTTGCAACCCGCCTGCTGGAAACTCAGCTGCGTCCAGGAACCAATGACAACGACGTTAACGCGATCGTGAACAACGGTTCGATTCCGGAAGGCTATACGATCAACCACTTCCTGACCGACAACAACGGCTGGTATCTCACCACCGATGTACCCAACGGCATGAAGCACTTTGTTCGTATCCCGCTCCAGAATTCAATGGACGGAGACTTCGACACCGGTAATGTTAGATATAAAGCAAGGGAGCGTTATTCCTTTGGATGGAGTGACCCGCTCGGGATGTTCGCATCGCAGGGCGCTTAACAGAAAACCTAGCAATACCAACGGTTTTCAGGGGACTTCGGTCCCCTTTTATTTTTCCTCTTGCGTTACTGATTAAGATGAGGTACACTGATTGCAGAAATCACAGGAGGGTATATGACACGAGGAATTTACAAAATCATCAACGTGGTGAACAACAAGTTCTACGTCGGAAGTGCGGTGGACTTAAAGCGCCGCAAAACGCGGCATTTCTCTGAGCTGCGCAACGGTAGGCATAACAACCGGCATTTGCAGGCTGCGTGGGTCAAGTACGGTGAGCAGGCGTTTGTTTTTGTTGTTGTGGAAGAATTACCAGATGAAGCAGACTTGCTGGCCGCAGAGAATGTCTGGCTGAAGGAGCATGTAGGCAAAGACTACTGTTACAACTTGGGAGTAGATGCAACAGCCCCGATGATTGGAATGGGTGGAGAGTTAAGTCCTACCTATGGAAGAAAGCGCACCGCAGAAGAGTTGGTCGCTCAAAATTGGACTGGAAAAAAACATACCGAGGAATCCTAAGAAAAGATACGCGCCCACTTGATCGGAAAACCAAAGTCAGCTGAAGTCCGCGCCAAGATCTCCGCCACCCTGTCCGGCGAGGGCAACTACTGGTACGGCAAGAAACGACCTGATCACGGCGAAAAGGTGAGCAAAACCGTGTTTTCTGTCCGGGATGGGATTCTGTTCCCTAGCTTGCAGCTGGCGCTCCAGTACTACGACATCAAGATGCCGACCTTGCGGCGCGCGTTGAAGTCAGGCAAGCCCATCAGCCGTGGCAAATTGACCGGCTATGAGTTCAAATATGGCGGCCTTACACAGCCTACGGAGCACGACTTGAACTTGATTAATTATAAGCTCGCGCAACCATAGCCATCCCCTTGCATTTTGGTTGGCGGCATAGTATAAGGCTATGAATCCGGGAATACCCGGTGCGTCGAACAGTCCCGGCTGACTTCATGCAGATCGACGTACCTAACCGCATGAGGGAAAATTTATCATGGCAGTTTCTACCACCCAAAGTATCTGGCGTTCGGGCGGCGGCGATAACACTCGTCAAGCCTATTGCGGCTCCGGCGTCATGGCAGCAGGTTTCTATGTTGCTAACGCGGCAGTTGCCGGCAACGTTGTAGTTGCTTCCGGCTCCAGCACCCCACTTATTCTCCCTGCAAACGCTGTTGTGACCTCGGTTGTTATCACCAATGGTCTGACCAGCGGCTCGATGAATGTTGGCTACACCCTGATCGACGGCTCTGCTTCGAACGCTGCGTTCTATGTATCGGCTCTGGCTGCCACCTCGGCCAAGACTGTGACTCCGGGCGCAACTGGCGCAGGCGCTGGTATCGGCACTGTTGCTGATGCGGATCAAAACTTCACCGTCACCACTGAGAGCGCAAGCTCGGCTGTCGGCGATGTTTCTGGCTACATCACCTACTACGTCACTGATCCTCTGTTCGGTCAGCAGAACTCCTAATAGGAGGCCAGCATGGCTATGCAATCAGACGTACGGCCAGGTATATGCCCTGCCAACGCCACGACTGTCGTACTCGAAGGTCGCACTCGCTTGAAGGGCGGCCTGATTCAGTACGGCACGACGGCTACGGTGCAGATCAAGGATGGAGCATCTAACTTGGTGGTGTTTACAGCGCCCGGTGTGGCGGGTGTGACTCCGCTAAACATTCCTGATCAAGGCATCATTTGCAAGTCCAACCTGACCGTTGTAACCAGTGTTGGTGCAAACGTGACGGTGTTCTATGGCTAAGAAGACCCCATCCCTTGCGATCGGTCGTGGCGAGAAGCTGCCCGTGTCTAAGGGGGCGGGTCTGACGGCCAAAGGCAGGGCAAAGTACAACAAGGCTACCGGCAGCAATCTCAAAGCTCCGCAGCCGGAGGGCGGTGCTCGCAAGCGGTCGTTCTGCGCGCGCATGTCTGGGATGCCGGGTCCGATGAAAGATGAGAAGGGTCGTCCTACAAGGAAGGCGGCTTCATTGAAAAGGTGGAAGTGTTGATCGTGGATATCAATATGGTTTGGAATGGCGCTTTGTCGCTGTTTGTGGGCCTGTTTGCTTATATCGCTCATGAGAAGTTTTCTGAGCTTGCCCGTATCACTATCCTGTTGAACAGGACTCGTGAGGAAATTGCACGTGACAACGTTACCAAGGCGGAAGTTGACCGTATTACTGACCACATCGATCAGCGGTTCAACAGGCTAGAGTCCAAGCTTGACCAGTTGATCGAGTCGAACAGGAAGATCATATGAAACGCAAAGTCAAACGTTTTGCTGCTGGCAAAGAAGTCGAGATTGAAGAACGCTCAACCAAGAGCGATCGACTGAAGGCTGAAGAGCTTGGTAAAGGTCCAGACGACTATGCCACGATGGGCGCGCGCGCGCGGGCAACTTCTCCTTTCTCTGGCCCCAAGGAATACATCAGTGAATCCAAGGAAGTCGAAACCGAGACCGAGATGCCAAAAGGAATCGCTGCTGGTTTTAGTGCCAAGCGTTACCTCGAAGAGTCAGAGCCAAAAGGCGGCGGACCAACCAGCGAGACCAAGCCTGCTGTGGCGAAAAAGACAGCGAAAAAGCCTGTCTCCAAGCGAGTAAGTCAGTCGTTTGGTGTAGATGAGGCTGGCATGGAAGAGCGCGGCAAGACGTCGATGTCTACGGCAAAAGAGCCTCCGCTGGCACGTATTGGCAAAGCAATTGCCGGCACGGGTGAGCGGGCATCTACTCCGTACAAGTCTCAGTTTATGAAGAAGCATGGCGGCTCAGTGAAGATGGCTTCAGGTGGTAAAACTTCCAGCGCATCTAGCCGTGCTGATGGTTGCGCACAACGCGGCAAAACCAGAGGGAAGATGGTATGAGAAAGCGCAAAAAGTTTGCTGACGGTGGCGTGACTGGTCAGACCCAGCAGCCTACCTATCCTTTCTACGGCAATCAGCCACAGGCAGGCGGAGAGAACGGCGGCGTTAACCAGACCTTCAACATGCAGCCTCAAGCCATGGCAGGCCCGAATGATCAGATGGGTCAGCAACAGCGCTTCAAGAAAGGCGGCCAGGTTAAGGTCAAGAAGGTGATGGAAGAGTTTAAGGCTGGCAAGTTGAAGTCCTCATCTGGCCAGAAGGTGACTAACCCCAAGCAGGCGATCGCCATCGGGCTGTCGGAGGCTGGGCTTTCGAAGAAGAAGGGTGGCGGTATGGCTGAGTCCAAGGCAATGATGAAGAAAGAAGTGTCCTTCATGAAGAAGAAGGGCGCTCCCAAGTCGATGGTTAAACACGAGGAGGCTGAGATGAAAGGTATGAAGTACGGCGGCAAGACCAAGAAGATGGCTTCTGGCGGCATGACCAAGATGGGCGCTGTGAAGACCGCTGCCCCCAGCCGTGATGGTGTTGCCATGAAAGGTAAAACCAAGGGCACGATGGTCAAGATGGCCGGCAACAAGGGTATGAAAAAAGGCGGGTACTGCTGATATGCGCCCTTCACGCGGCATGGGGGACATCAACCCCAGCAAGATGCCGAAGGCCAAGACCAAGCGCCGCCGGGATGATACTGACTTTGCTGAGTATGCTTCCGGCGGATCCGTTCGTCTTGGTAAGCCATCAGTTGAAGATGCTGTAAAGAAGGCGGCAAAGGGATCAAAGGTTAATCAGGCTGGCAATTACACCAAGCCGGGTATGCGCAAGAGTCTCTTTGAGAGCATCAAGGCGCGGGCGGTGCAGGGTACAGCAGCAGGCCAGTGGTCAGCGCGCAAGGCCCAGTTGTTGGCCAAGCAGTACAAAGCCAAGGGCGGGGGCTACAAAGGATGAAAGCCCCGCAGCAAAGCCTGAAGGCATGGGGAGAACAGAAATGGCGAACAAAGAGCGGAAAGCCATCGTCAAAGACCGGAGAGCGTTATCTCCCGGAAAAGGCGATCAAGGCTCTAAGCCCAGCAGAGTATGCCGCCACGACGAAGGCAAAGCGGGCAGGGAAAGCAAAAGGCAAGCAGTTTGTTAAACAGCCCAAGGGCATAGCGCAAAAGACTGCAAGGTTCAGGTAATGGCATACACTACGTCCACCACGGCGTTCAACCCCACCCTCAACGATATTGTCGAAGAGGCGTTCGAGAGATGCGGCCTTGAGCTGCGGACGGGCTATGACTTCCGCACGGCTCGGCGCAGCCTGAACTTGCTTATTACCGAGTGGGCAAACCGTGGCATCAATCTGTGGACGATCGAGCAGGGCACGATTCCTCTGGTACAAGGGACGATTACCTATGATCTACCTAGTGACACCGTGGATCTTTTGGAACATGTTATTAGAACTTTTCCAAACTCCCAGGCTAATCAGACCGACATCAACATCAATCGTATATCCGTCAGCACGTACGCGACGATCCCGAACAAGCTCACGCAAGGCCGGCCGATCCAAGTCTGGATAAACCGCCGTAGCGGGCAGACATCGAACGCTCCGGGTGCGACTGAGCAGTATCCGCAGATCAACGTATGGCCAGCGCCGGATCAGGGCACGGCATCAACTCCTTACTACTACTTTGTGTACTGGCGTTTGCGCCGGATGGTAGATGCTGGCAACGGTGTGAACGTGGAAGATATTCCGTTCCGCTTTATTGAGCCGATGATTGCCGGGCTGGCATACCGTCTGGCGATGAAGGTGCCGGGCGGTCTTGAGCGGTTGCAGTTCTTGAAGCAGCAGTACGACGAGGCATGGGAAATGGCGTCTGGCGAGGACAGGGAGAAAGCTCCTGACCGGTTGGTGCCACGCATGATTACGTACAGGTGATTCATGCCACTCAAAGACCCAGAAGCTAGGAAAGCGTATCAAAAGGCTTATGCGCAGCGTAACCGGGAGAAAGCTTACCAACGGGTAAAAGAGTGGCGTGAAGCTAACCCAGAGAAGTGGGCAGAACAAAGCAAGCGGTATGCAAAGAGGTACCCAGAGAAAAGCGTGGCAAGAACCCAAGCCTGGAAAGCAAGGCATCCAGAACGGGCGGCAGATGTAGATAAGCGTACACGGCAGAAAAACTCTGCAAGAATTGCTGCGAATAGGGCTAAGTATCGGGCGGTAAAGTTACAGGCAACACCGGCATGGTTGAACAAAGGGCACTGGTTTGAGATTGGATGTGTGTACATGTATCGTGATGCATTGAAGCGCGTTGGCTTGAATTATCACGTTGACCATGTTGTGCCGCTGAGAGGGAAAAACGTATCAGGGTTGCATGTGCCAGAAAACTTGCAGGTAATACCGGCGGTACAGAACAGACTGAAAAACAACCACTATGGCGAGTAAATACGCATCTGGCAAGAATTCAATCTCGGAGTGTGATCGCTGCGGGTTTAGGTATATGTTGAAAGTCTTGAAAACGCTCACTATCAAGACTAAAAATGTAAAAATTAAGGTATGTCCCAGCTGTTGGGAGCCTGACCAGCCACAGCTTAGTTTAGGTCTTTACCCCGTTTCGGACCCGCAGGCGGTGCGGGAACCAAGGCCGGACAAGTCGTACTGGCAGTCAGGCTTTACCGGGATCCAGACGCAGTTCAACTCTGGACCTGCCATCACTCAGGATGGTTATCCTGGTGGCGGCAGCAGGATTGTGCAGTGGGGCTGGGCACCGATAGGCGGGGCTAGGTCGGATGATTCTGGTCTGACTCCGAACAACTTGGTGGCGCAGACTACGGTTGCAAACGTAACCATTAACTAGGAGTAGCAAATGGATATGATGAAGAAGGTAGCAAAAGCCGAGGTGAAAGCTCACGAAAAGCGTATGCACAAAGGCATGAAAAAGGGTGGCGTAACTACGGCCGATCTGAAAAAATACGGTCGGAACCAAGCTCGCATTCAAAACCAACGCACGAAGTGAGGCCGACATGGCAAAGTACTCTATGAAAAAAGGTGGGAAAGAAGTCGGTCCTGCTTCAGTCTACGCCCCGCCCCACACCATGAAGGGTGAAGCGGTGAAGGCCAAGCTGAAGAAAATGGAAGATCCGAACAACATCGCTGTGGACAAGCTTGGTCCGAAGACGGCGGTGCAGCGGGTTTCTGCCGGCGATCCTGGTCGTGAGGACACAAAGACTACGGGCATCAAGATTCGCGGTACTGGCGCGGCCACCAAGGGTGTGATGGCTAGGGGTCCGATGGCATGACGTACACCGAGCTTGTTGCGGCGATTCAGGAGTACACGGAGAACTACGAGCAAACGTTCGTAGATAACATCCCTGTATTCGTGCAGCAGACTGAGAAGCGTGTGTACAACACGGTTCAGATCCCTGCGCTTCGCTCAAACAAGACTGGTGTGTTGTCAGCAAATAACAAGTACCTGCCAGCCCCGATAGATTTTCTGTCCGTGTATTCGCTGGCGGTCATTGAGAACTACGGCACGGCAAGCGAGGTGTACCACTACCTGCTGAACAAGGATGTGAACTATATCCGTGAGGCGTATCCAACGCCGGCAGATACTGGGTTGCCTCTGTACTACGCGATATTTGGACCGGCTGTGGCCAATAGCGTTGTGACTGATGAGTTAGCTTTTATACTTGGTCCGACGCCTGATGCTGCTTATTACGTTGAGCTTCACTATTACTATTACCCGGAGTCGATTACAACTGCCGCTGATGGCAGGACATGGCTGGGCGACAACTACGATCCGGTGCTGCTGTACGGCGCGCTCCGTGAGGCATATCTGTTTATGAAGTCCGAGCCTGACCTTATACAGAATGTTGAACTCAAATATAACGAGGCTATGGGACAACTGAAGCGTCTGGGTGATGGAATGGAACGTCAGGACGCATACCGTAGCGGTCAGACTAGGGTGAGGGTCACATGACGATCTACCAAGGTCTGACTACGAGTTTCAAGGTGGACATCCTGAATGGCCGCCAGAACATTGCGTCTGACACGCTGAAGATGGCTTTGTATACCGGGTACGCCGAGCTGGACGAGAACACAACGGCGTACACCACGACGAACGAGATTAGCGGTACTGGTTATACGGCTGGTGGAAACAACTTGTCGAACGTGACAATACAGTCCACCAGCAATGGCATTGTCTATGTTAGTTTTGACAATGTGGTCTGGAATCCTGCGCAGTTTACGGCGCGCGGCGCGTTGATCTACAACACAACGAGAAGCAACGCATCGATAGCTACGCTGGATTTTGGTGGTGATAAGACGCAGGCTGGGAACAACACGTTTACTGTGACGCTGCCCCCTGATACGGCGTCAAGTGCGTTAATTCGTATTAACTAAGGAGTCATCATGACTATTGAAAAATCCAAGACTACTGAGACCGTCAGCGGCGCTGTTGCCCGTAAGACTGGTTTTGTTGAGGGTATGTCCGCAGGCGGCGTATTTACCATTACCTGCTACAGCAGCGACGGCCAGGAAAAGTGGGTAGACATTGCCCAGAACCTGGTGGTCAATACTGGCCTGCAAGACATGAACAACAAGTATTTCTCTGGCAGCGGCTACACCGCAGCTTGGTACATTGGTTTGGTCAACAACACCTCGGCCAGCACGACCTTCTCTGGCGGCGATACCTTGGCTTCGCATGCAGGCTGGGACGAGAACAGCAGCTACTCTGGCAACCGCAAGGCAGCCACGTTTGGCGCTGCTACGCTGGCAGATCCGTCGAACATCAACAACGCATCGTCAACGGCATCGTTCACCATGACGGCCAATGCAACGATTTCTGGTGCGTTCCTGACGAATGTAGCTACAGGTACATCCGGCCTGCTGTTCTCCGTGTCTGACTTCCAGACTCCGGGCGACCGTACGGTTGTGAGCGGCGACGTTCTGAATGTGACCTACTCGTTCAATCTGGACGCATCCTAATAGGAGATGGCTATGTTTAAGAAGGGCGATAAGGTCAGGCTGAAGGTTGCTGTGCCGGAGGGCGAAGTCGCCCACATGCGCATGGACGAAGACGGTACGATCTGGTATCTGATGTCATGGACTAACGGCGATGTTTCGCAGGAGCGTTGGTTTACTCTTGAAGAGCTGGAATCTGTGGAGTAATGTGTGGCCATCGTTGATGGGGGCTATAGCAGCGGTACATGGGGCGAAGCTGGATGGGGCTGTTCGGTCTACTATCCGCTCGTCTCTAACGCTGGCTGGGGCAACGGGCCGTGGGGATCTGACGGCTGGGGTCTTGGTGATGGCGGTCTAGTTACCGCGTCCGAGCAGACCAACGTTGCAGGCACGGCTCCGGTCACAGTCTTCATTGACGAGAGTGCAGTAGCGGCAGACTTTGTGTTTGGCCAGCCAATCAAGGTTGGAACGATAAGTGAAACGGTAACAGCGGCGGATACGGTACTTGCGGTATTTGCGCTTGGTGCCAGTGTTGCAGAGTCGGTTGTAGCGAGTGAGTCGGTATTAAGCAGGTTTACAGCAGCCGTTCGTGTGAATGAAACGGCCACAGCAGCAGATCTGGTAAGCAGCCTTGCGAACGTAAATTCTCAGGTGTCTGAGAGTGTTGTAGCCACAGATGCAGTAACACCGCTACGCACGACGTTTGGCTCGATATCAGAGACTGCGACTGGCGCTGATACCATGGCATCAACGCCTGCTTACAGGGTTTTGATTGATGAGACCGCAAGTGGCAACGTTGAAATAACAAGCGTATTTGCAATACCGAACAATATCGGTGAGGGTGTAAGCGCGCAAGACAGCGCGAACGTGTTCAACACCATGATCACCAGTATTGTTGAAGCAGCGAACGCATCGATTGCAGTATCGTCGCTAGGAAACTTTGCGGCACAGATTGCAGAGACAACTACCGCAGAAGATGTGGATAGTGCGACAGGCAGGATCACAGTATTTGTATCTGACTCGGCAACAGTGTCAGATAGAGTAAGCAGAAGGTTGTTGTGGGAGCCGATAGATACCGGTGTAGACGAGGACTGGACGCTCATAAACACTAATACGTAAGGGAACATCATGGCAAGTACATATTCCGCGCTAAAGATAGAGCTTATTGGTACTGGCGATCAGGCGGGTACTTGGGGCGCTACCACCAACACGAACCTTGGCACGGCGATTGAAGAGGCGATTACTGGCTCGGCAGATGTAACGTTTGCCAGTGCCAATGCAGCCATCACGCTGACCGACACGAATGCTACTCAGGCCGCACGTAATTTGCGACTGAACCTGTCAGGCACAATCAGCACTCAGCAGTACCTTTTCATCCCGGCGATAGAGAAGCAGTACATCATCAACAACGCGCTGACCAGCCCTGTGATTGTGGCTAATGGCTCGAACACTGGTGCGACAGGTTCAACGGTCAAGATTCCCGCAAGCTCCTCGGTGGTGATATTTAACACTGGTACGAACGTGGTGCCGACTGCGGTAGCGTTCCCGATCAGCTCTACATTTACTTTGAAACTGCCTACGGCTGATGGTACTAGCGGTCAAGCTTTGGTGACTGATGGCGCTGGCAATTTGTCTTTTGGAAGTGCTGGCGTTTCTGTTGGTAAAGCCGTGGCTATATCGATGATTTTTGGTTTCTAACAGCCAAAAAATCTGCAAAATTTTTGGATTAAAAGGAGAACGCTGTGGCGAACCCGAATATTATCAATGTGACACAAATCTACGGTCAGACTACCTATCTGACTCCTGCTAACACTTCGAACTTCGTACTGGTGGCGAATACCTCTGGTTCTGGCAACGTATTCAAGCTGGATCAGATTGTTGCTGCTAACCAGACCAACACGGCTGCGAACGTGACTGTTTCGATCTTCACTAGCGGCAACACTGCTGCTGGCGGTGTGGTGACTATCGGTTCTGGAAATACGTTCCCGATTGCATCCAACATCTCTGTTCCTGCGTATGCTTCGCTGATCGTTATGGACAAGACCACGGCCACTTACCTGCTGGAAGATAAGGCGATTGTGGTTTCCAGCGGCACGAACAGCGCAATATCATTCTCGGTAAGCTACGAACAGATCAGCTCGTAAGGGGTAGCAATGGCACTTCACGGGTATCCCGGCAACATTATCAGCGCGTCTTCTCCGCTGTATACGCCCGGCTTTGCTTCGGGTATCTGGAATCTTGGCTCATGGCCTAGAGGGGTAACTGTTGTCCAGACATTCCTTGCGTCCGGCTACTGGACTGCGCCTGCGGGTGTGACTGCTGTTGATTACCTTGTAGTTGCTGGTGGCGGTGCTGGCGGCGGCGGCAACAATGGTGGCGGCGGAGGCGCTGGTGGTTTTAGGACTGGCTCTGCACTTGCTGTAACTCCGGGCGCAACGTATGCAATTACTGTTGGGGCAGGCGGTGCGGGTGCAGCTTCTGCCGGGACTGCTTTAAGCGGTGGAAATTCAATTTTCTCTACCGTAACTTCAAATGGAGGGGGTGGCGGTTCTGGAGGCAATAGCCCTGCAAATGGAGGTAATGGCGGGTCTGGGGGTGGTGTTGGATACTCTGGAGGAACTATTGGTTATGGAAACACCCCAGCCACAACACCGAGCCAAGGTAGCAATGGTGGTGCTAACGGTACGCCTTTTGCTGGCGGTGGCGGCGGTGGCGCATCAGAAACTGGTAAAGCAGCAAGCGGTGGTGGAGGTAATGGAGGGAATGGTTCTTCCAGTAGCATAAGCGGCTCTTCAGTAACTTATGCTGGCGGCGGCGGAGGCGGAACAAACCAGCCCGGAACTAAAGGTGTTGGTGGTACAGGTGGTGGCGGCAATGGAGGTATTGATACCGCTGGCCCAGCGGCTACATCCGGCACAGCAAATACTGGAGGCGGAGGCGGAGGCTGTGTTGGAACTGCAACTACTGGGGGCTCTGGCGGCTCTGGCATTGTCATTATCCGCTACATAGCCCCATCACAAAGCGTGTATGTATTTAACTCTACCCAGCGGTGGGTGGCTCCTGTAGGTGTGACTTCTGTTGACTACCTTGTTGTTGCTGGTGGCGGCTCTGGTGGAAATGGTAATGGCGGAGGTGGTGGAGGAGCTGGTGGGTTCCGTACTGGAACAGCTTTGGCTGTGACTGCTGGTACTGAATATACGATTACGGTTGGCGCTGGCGGCGCTGGTGCTGGCCCAGCTAACTCTGCTGGTAACAAAGGAAGCAACTCTTCATTTAGTTCAATAAGCGCCACTGGCGGAGGCCAAGGATCTGGAACTTCTGGAGGCTCAGGAGGTGCTGGCGGTTCAGGCGGGGGCGGTGGCGGTTTTACCGCTGGCGCTGGCGGTGCTGGAAATCAAGGCGCATATACTCCAGCAGAAGGAAATAATGGTGGCGCTGGCTCTACATCACCTGCACCAAGCTCAAGGGGTGGCGGTGGAGGCGGCGGCGCTAGTCAGGCTGGCGCAACTTCTGCGCCGACTATTGGCGGCAACGGAGGAAACGGTACGGCTACCACTATATCTGGAGTTTCTAGTTATTACGCTGGCGGTGGTGGCGGTGGTGGAAATGCCGGAGGAGGGACAGGTGGTCTTGGTGGTGGCACGGCAGGTGCGGCTTTGGCTGGCCCCGGAATACCTTTAGCTTCTTCTCCTGCTGCTGCAAATACTGGTGGCGGTTCCGGTGGTTCTGATTACGGTGATCCTTTAGGCGGAGCAGGCGGCTCAGGTATCGTCATCATCAAGGTTAGACAATAAGGTAAGACATGAGTGATTATCCCGGCAGAATAATGACGAAAGCTCCGAGGTTGCCGAGCACGACTCAGGCATCGGGCATCTGGACATTGCAACAAGCACTGCAAGCCATCAAGGCTGGCGTGTGGCCCGGCATTCCTACGAACACAGTAGTCCTGTCATTTACTTCCTCTGGCTCATGGACATGTCCTGACGGTGTGTCGCAGGTGGATTACCTTGTGGTGGCTGGTGGCGCTGGTGGTGGCAATGTTATTGGCGGAGGTGGGGGAGCCGGTGGTTTCCGCACTGGCACTGGATTTCCTGTAATACCCGGTACAACGTACACCATAACAGTTGGTTCTGGCGGTGCTGCGCAAACTAACGGCGGTAATTCTATTTTCAGCACCTTGACTTCCAATGGTGGTGGGGCTGGTGGCGCTATCAACTCCCCTGGATCTGCTGGAGGCTCTGGCGGTGGAGCGGGTGGCGTGGATAACAACAGCGGTGCTGATGCTGGCGGCGCAGGCAATACACCATCAACATCCCCATCACAGGGCAATAATGGGGGTGCCTCTGTTAATGGATCAAACCCAAATCAAGGTGGCGGCGGTGGCGGAGGTGGTGCTGGTTTTGTTGGAGAAACTGGAGCAACCCCGGGCAAAGGAGGGAATGGCGGAAATGGAACTGCATCTACACTTTCTGGCTCTTCAGTAACTTATGCTGGCGGTGGAGGCGCGGGTTCATTTGCCCCGTTTGGTGGAGTTGCTGGCATAGGAGGTTCCGGTGGCGGAGGAAATGGTAATGCTACCAATAATGGAAATGGTTTTGCAGGGACTGTAAATACTGGCGGTGGTGGTGGCGGAAGCGCAGGCGGAAGTCCCGGCGGCACTGCCGGTTCCGGCGGCAGCGGCATTGTCATTATCAAATACCTAGCCCCACAGACAGGCGTACTGACGTTTACTGGCACAGCTTCATGGACTGCTCCTCCGGGCGTGACAAGTGTCGACTACCTTGTTGTTGCTGGTGGTGGGGGCGGCGGGACAAACCGTGGCGGAGGCGGTGGCGCTGGTGGCACAAGAACTGGAACATCTTTCCCGGTAGTTTCTGGACAATCTTACGCAATTACAGTTGGTGCAGGCGGTATAGGAGCAACTGGCACGGGCAACAAGGGATCAAACGGAAGCAATTCAAGTTTTAGCACTATCACTGCAAATGGTGGTGGCGGTGGAGCGGGCAATACTGGGAATGACGTTGGCAGAGCTGGCGGTTCTGGTGGCGGCGGTGGATGTGCTGGAAGCACTGGCGCTTCAGGCGCTGGCAATACACCAGTTACCACACCATCACAAGGAAACAATGGCGGCTCTGGAAATAGCCCGGCAGCCGGAGGTGGTGGTGGAGCTACAGCTGTAGGAGGAAATAGTACCGCTGGGGGCATTGGAGGAAATGGTGGCGCTGGATTAGCAAGCACTATTACAGGAAGCAGTTTAAGTTATGGTGGTGGTGGCGGTGGTGGTTCCTCTCCCGGAAATGTTATTTCTAGTGGTGGCGCAGGCGGTGGGGGAAGCGGCGGCAATCTAGGAACTCAAGCCACAGCCGGAGTTGCAAACACAGGCGGAGGCGGTGGTGGTACTGGCGAGCTTGGAGATGGTCAGGGGCCATCAGGTGGTTCAGGCATAGTTATCCTAAAACTAAACTCATAAAGGGAGAGTGAGAGTGGAGAAGAAAGTTTACATGCTTTGGGGTATTGATACAGCGATGCACCTGCTACGTCCGGGCGCACGGTGGGAAATCACCAACAACTTCTTCAGCGTCTGGGAAGATGAGCGTCCATGCCCGACGATGGAAGAGGTGCATGACACGATGGAAAAGATCAAAGCCTTCGAGGACAGCATTAATACTGTGTGGACAAAGAAACAACTGGAAGAACTGCTGGGTCGCCAGCGTGAGTTTGACAAGGCGGTGGCATGAATATCCACAATCTTTTCCCGCTGCCTATCGGGTTTTTCCGCCTCGGTCGCGATCTGACCAAGACAGAGCTTGACTTCGTCATGGGCCAAGACAAGTACCCGAACCAAGGCAACGTGACCAGTGCAGACCGCACCATCCTGCGCCACAAGGAACTAACAGACATCCGCGACTTTATCGAGGACGCGATGCTGGAATACTTCAAGACGGTGCATGATCCCAAGGGCGATGTAGCTCTGTACGTCACACAATCATGGGCAAACTATACGGAGCCGGGGCAGTATCACCACAAACATGCTCATCCGAACAGCTTTATCAGCGGTGTGTTCTACCCGCAGGCTGACAGGTCGGTAGACAAGATTTACTTTT